ATGGAGCAGGAGCGCCTTGAGATCGAAGCCTATGAAATGGAGCAGCTTGAGATTCAAGAAGACTCCGAGCGCTTCCGCTATGAAGAGATCGCCTCTTCCCTTGGCTTCTCAGAGTACAGCTAACCAAAAGACCAACGACCAACGGAGATAACCACCATGAAATGCCTTGAAACATTGCCAACCAGAAAAGAAGACCTCGCAGAGGGGACACCTAACCCCGAACTGATCATCGCTCTTAATAGGCAGATGAACGCTCAAGCGGAGCGCATTAAGGCGCTGCTCAGCCACATCGGACAGAACACCGAAATCGAAGAAATCGAAGACGAAGACGAATTAATCCTTGACGTAGCGTAAAGTGCGATATATAATAAAAGAGTAACCACCAAGACCACAACGGAAAAAAAATGACAACCTCAGTATTCATCGTCCTGACTCACACCGCCGAATTTCTCGGCGTATTCAATAACAAGAAAGACGCTTGCTATGCAGCAGTGAACAGAGGAAACTTTTACGATCTTGTTGAGAAGACAGACTTCGATCCCTCTTTTCGGCGCGGAAGACGAACAGTGTATCGCCGAGAAGGAGGAAAGGGAGAGGAAGGCTTCGTCGAAGTCGTCGAAGCAATCGTCGCGAGCGACGAGCAAGGAAACATGAACTTCTACATGTAAGAACAACCAACCCAACAACGGAGAAGAGATGAAAACCTATATCGTCACAGGACAAATTGCGTTCTCGTATAAATTTGAGATTGAAGCGGAAGACGAAGCCGAAGCGGGAGCAGAGGCAAACGAGCGAGCATCGAACGCTCTGCATAGCAACGACTGCTATCATCTGACCGAGATCCATCAGGAACAGGATGAGATCTACTCGGAAGAGGAAGAGGAAGAGGAAGTCGACTCAGAAGAAGAGGAAGAAGAGGAAGAGGAATCAGAACAAGAAAGCGAAGAGGAGAGCGGATAATGAAAACGACCTTTTACTATGTATGCGTCAAATACGACCCCCTTTTCGCGGAGGAGAACTTCGACCGATTTACAGCGAGCAAGTCGGAAGCGCTGAGGATTGCAAAAGAGCAGGCAAAAAACGCCCAAGAAAACACAGTGGTCGCCGTCTATCTCATGACCACCGCAGAGCTTCCAGCCAAGCGACTGATCGAAGCGGCTCTAACCCAGACAACGACCCGAAAAGGACCGCTCTGGCTTATCGGAAACCTCTGGAGTAAGACACAGCTTATCGCGGATAATGCCGATGGGATACTGAATCTCAAGCCTCACAAGATCAAGACCCATCCGAACAAGCCTGTCGTGTGGACATCGGAAGAGAAGCCGAAAGAAAAGCCGAACGATGACGGAGACGACGACATAACCATCAGGAGAAAGTGATGCGCTCAGACGACGAAAAGAAGCTCATAAAGAGGGGAAGAAAGGACTATATGCTCTCTCTGGTGGGTAAGCTCGCCCGATGCCTTCGGGACAACGTGAGAGCCGATATCATGGTCCAGACAGGCAGGGATCCAGACCTCAAGCTAAAGCTCACAAGCGCCGATCATTATGTGGGCTGGACTCCGTTTGAGCTTATCGAAAAGACCACAATACCAGCCCATCAGATGGACAGGTTCGACGCTTGCTGGAGGAATAACAGATATCAAGTCCTTTCCAGACTCATGCAGCCAACAGATGAGGACTTTGAATCCTCCATGCTCTGGCTGTCGATCAAGACTCTCCTCAATGAGCCCGTCCATGACTGGAGGGATCTCCAACGAATCAAGAACGACCTCGGAGGAACGTCCTGCACAGGGATCGAGATCTATCCTCCCAGCGCCAGCCTCGTCGATACATCGAACCAATATCATCTCTGGGTCATGAGACCTAACGTGACCATTCCCTTCGGCTACAAGACGAGAGACGTATTCCACACTCAGAAGGAGATCGAAGCTGAGTTTCCGAACTGCAAACAGCGCGACTTTAAGGAGCACCACAAGGACGAAGGGCTCGCGGATGTCGGGAAAGCTTGGAGGTATTACGAAAAAAATGAGGAATCCCCTTGACACCTAACGCATTATGTCTTATCCTTTAATTCATAAGCTTCTGTCGGGCGCCTCGCCCAACGGAAAGGGGGAACTATGGAAAAATCCCCAATACCTTTTCTCTATCAGTGGGATGACGGACTGAGAAGACGACAGCGGGGATTTTATAATATATAAGGCGCCACTTAAAACCACGCAAAATAAAATGCAGACCATGCATTCGATTAGATGTTTATTTTGATTTATTTTCACTCTTATCCTTGACTCTAACGTATTATGTGCTATCTTGTATGTGTAACCACAAAACACCAACGGAGAAACATCATGGCTAAATCAAAACTGACATCAAAGCAAAAAGCAGACATCTTTTATCAGGGCATCACCGACGCTCTCGTCGACGCAATCGAAAACGGCGCGACTTCATGGGTCAAGTGCTGGAACGGCGCCGATCTTAGCGAAGTCCCTCACAATCCCGTCACAGGCTCAACCTATAAAGGAATGAATACATTCTGGCTCTGGCTTATTGCTGGCGCTAAGGGCTACAGCGACAACCGCTGGGGAACCTTCAACAATATCCGCAAGCTTAACGGAAAAGGTGTCCGCAAAGGCGAGAAGGGAACCAAGGTCGCATTCTGGAAGCCCATCTTCAAAGAGAACGATGCTGGAGAGATGGAGCTTGTCACCTTCTACGTCAAGGAATGGACCGTCTTTAACTACGACCAAGCTGACGACATGCCCGAAGCGGACAAGTCCGAGCAGACGACTGGAGACCTCAACGAGGTAGCGCAGGCATACCTTGACGGTGAGAAGATAGAGGTAACCTTCGGCGGGAATAGAGCATGCTACAGCCCCACAGGAGACTACATCAAGATGCCACACCAGAGCGCTTTCACCTCTGACGCTGAATTCACTTCTACTCTCTTCCATGAGATCGCTCACAGCACAGGACACAAGAGCCGCCTCAACCGTCTGGAAGACGGCGCCTTCATGGGCTCCCACGCTTACTCTTTTGAAGAGCTTGTCGCCGAGTTCACCGCTGTTTTCATGTGCGCCCAGCTTGGCATCTTGGACCAGCATGACGCGACATTCAAGAACAGCGCTGCTTATCTCCACTCTTGGAGCAAGCGCCTTAAGGAGAACCCTGACTGGGCTCCTCGCGCCGCTCAGAAGGCACAGAAAGCATGTGAGAGAATCCTCTCTCACTCCGCAGAGAAAGAGGAAGAGGTCGCCGCATAGGCGCCTCCTCTGCCCCTTCGGGGGCTTTTTTCGGTTTCTATTCGATGCGCTGCTCGCCAATGCAAAAATAATCGATCTTTTTCCTTGACTATAATACAGAATGCGCTATTATTAAAGGGTAAGCAAAACAAAACAAAACAAAACGGAGTAACCAAAATGTTCAACACTTCCCTTCTCTCAGACCAAATCGCAGAATCAGCAATCGCCATTATTGACGATGGAAACCTCTGGAGCGAAGGCACCTGCACCATCATGGACATGTTCGCAGATGTCGAGGCTTACCTCCAGAACGATGATCAGATGATCTCACACAGCATCATCGACGCTCTCCTCGTTATGCTGATGGGTGAGTATGACGAGGACATGGACGGCTCCCTTCCTGAGTGGTATCTCCACAACGAAGGATACTACGACAGAGGCTAAACTCAGCCCCTTCGGGGGCTTTTTTTTTTGCCTCTATTCGACATGCTGCGCTCTATTGGGGAATAGTTTAAAATAATCCTTGACATAACCTATTATGTGTTATAAGATAAGAACATAACCAAGACGGAGAAAACAAATGACCCGCAAAGAAGCGAACGCAAACTCAGAAGTAAAGTACAGCCCCCGCAAGGAAAGCCGCAAGGCATTCCACAAGGCAACCCGACAAGCCTCTAAGAAGGCTCTCAAAGCCCACATCGGCTAAACCAACGGAGAAAACCAATGACCCGCAACCAAGTTCAAAACATGATCAATAACGGATGGAAGGTTCGCAACCTGAGACGATGCACCCGCAGCGCCAAGAACACGCGGCCCATCCAAGTCTGGATGAAGACATCTAACTAACCACACCACCGACCCCCTCTCCGAGAGGAGGGGGGAAAGGAGACCCACCATGAAGGCAGGCGACACCATTGTCATCGCTCCAACCAAGGGAGCAAACCAAAGGACAAAGAACAGGATCCGCGAGCATGGAAGCACCTTCAAAGTAATCAGCGCCCCTCAACCATGCTCCTGCTTTCAAGGGATGATCGGTGTTCTTCTTGACGCTCCAGACGGCTGGAGAGGAAGCCTTCAAGTCAGGCACATAAAAATAATCGATCTTTTTTCTTGACATATCTTATTGTGCGTTATAAGCTATCTATGTAAACAACCAACGGAGACCACCTCATGAACTATTCAATCAGAACTCAAGGCTTATACGGAAAAGCGACAAGACCTTCAAAAAATGGATACTGGACTATAACCTTCCGAGGAAGGCTCGCGGCTCAACTCTTCGGAACCGTCAGCGAGATGAAGCGAGAAGCGAAGAAGATCGTCAAGTCCTACGGATTAGAGTCGAAAGTCATTTTCACAAAGTACTAATCTTTTTCCTTGACATATCTCATAGTGCGCTATAAGTTACTTACATAACCACAGCGGAGAAGATCATGCTCAACCAAGCCGACATCACACTGACCAACCTCTTCAGCGCCGAAGAGTCAGAGGAACTTTTCAACTCTCTGGAGAAAGCGATCCAGTGGCAGCAGAAGACGATCAAGCTGTACGGAAAGACCTTTAACGTGCCGAGGCTCACTGCATGGTTTGGAACTGAAGGATATACCTACAGCGGGATTTTTCATCCAGCGACAGCCCTTCCCGCAGCAATCGAAAAGATCAAGACAGCAGTCGAAGCAGAAGCAGGGCAGACATTCAATTCCGTCCTCTGCAATTTGTATCTTGACGGATCTCATTCAGTATCATGGCACTCGGACGACGAACCAGAACTCGGCGCCGATCCTGTGATCGCTTCCGTCTCTCTTGGAGGCTCAAGAGCTTTCTCTATGAAACACAAGACCGACAAGAGCGACAAAGTTAAATTAGAGCTTGAAAGCGGATCTCTTCTCATAATGGGGAAAGGAACTCAGCCGAACTATCTCCACTCGGTCCCAAAGACAAAGAAGACCGTCGCTCCCCGAATAAATCTAACCTTCAGAACAATAGGACAACCATGAAAAATTGTATCATAGCACTCCCCTTTATCGACTTCCCAAGCGGAGACAGCTATCGACTTATCGAAGTCGGCGCCGATAGGCAGGGATTAGCGGATCTCTTCACTGCAATGTACAGCGGAGGATCTCCGCATGAAGGGACGAACAAGGTTAACATCCAGAAGCCCAAGAAAGACGCTATATCGCGCACCAAGGGACTTTTTGAGCGTCATGGTATGGAATGCCCCGACGACATGGTCTATATGACCTTAAACAGCAAATACGACCGATCTGAAGGAGAGAAGAACACGTTCGCCTCTGACCTTCTCCGAACCAACGACCGCAGACCTTCCGACCTTGAATTCCATGGAGCGGTTGCTCTGTTTTCCGAGAGCCTCTGGGAAGGCTGGGAAAAACAAAGCTTGTAATACCTGATACTGTAAAGGTTTTAATTCTTGTAATTCTTAAACACTAATCGGGTCTATGCTTAGCCAGCCAGTCCGCTCCAGACTCAAGCGTCCAATCCTCTCCGCCTTCTGCGTACCATACATAAAAGCCGAGATGAGGACTGACGACGATTTTTCCGTCGGTGTGTGTCCAGATAAATCCGATTCTGTTTCCCTCTGGAGACAGGATCTCGGTGGTCTTGTTTCCGAGGTATGGGTTTGTGAAGACCTCGCCTATCGTCCACTTTTGAGGGACGAGGCTTGTCGCCTTAGACGATCTCTTCTTCCGACTCATCCCTCATCTGCCTTGGTCAGTTTTCGCGCCATGTCTCGGAGCTTGGCTTCTTCTTCCATCTTCTTGATTGACTCCATTCCCTTCTCTATGAGAAGATGAGAATTTCTCTGAGCCAAAGAGACCGACTCGATCTGGATCTGGATAGCGTCGAAAGGGATCTTGTTAATCTGGCTCTCTACCTGCGAGATTTTCTCTGCAAGGTTGACCCTTATCGCTGTTCTCTCGTCGTTGTATGATGCGATCACCTTGTCATAGCGCTCCCTCATCTCCTCGATGTCGTCCTTCTGTTCTCCTCTCAGCTTTTCAAGCTGTGTCTGGAACTTGTCCACAAGAGCGTCAAAGCGCTTTTGCATACTTAAATGCTGCCATACAAGGAACGCAGCAAAGAGCCCCAGAGAACCATATTCCAGCAGGATCTCGGTTATTCCTCCTTCCATTTTCTCACCTCCCTATTCGGCTATATCTTACGCCAAAAAGCGGACAAGGGTTAGACGATTGTCCATATATGGAGCGCAGTCCATCAGTAATTTTCCCGTCTTCTTGCTCGACATCTGAAGTACTGAGAGACACCCGCGCCCTCGATCATCGGCGCTCCGTCGCATAGAAATTGCTCTCCTGTGTCGTCGTTCACAAAGATATCTCCAGCCTTCGGAGTGAATGAGCAGGTATAGGGAAGGATCACAGTGATCGTCTCTCCCTGCTCCGTTCCTGAGATCGGGTTCTTCCAGCTTGGGAGACCTCTGCTTATGGTTGCAGGATAGCAGGTCGCCAGAGATGTCCGAAACGGCGCCGAGCCTCCGTCTTCGGTCCTATAGTCCATCGTGACCGTCACACTGGACGACCATCCAGAGCAAGCCAATTGCGTGACGGTATCGAAGAGCTTGACCCCGACAGCGAGACCCTTCGTCCCAGAGCTATAGCTCTTCGGAGTTATGGTCTCTGTCTGAGCGCCTCCGTTAAGCGTCCCCGTTACGGTGACACTTCCCGCCTCATAAGGAGCTATAGCGATCTGAACCACAGCAGGAGTTATCGGGTTGCTGGTGACGGAGATCGTCGCCGCTGCTGCTTCGCTAATCGCCTTCGTTGACTGTCTCTTAATGGTTATCCTGTCTCTGGATATGGACGCGAGCATGTTCCCCCCTATGCGATGAAGATCCGCTTTTTCTTTTTCCGCTTGGGTTTCACTATAACTGGATCAGGCTTGCTTTCCAAAGCGACCACCTCTGGAGCTACAGGAGGAGGCTTAGAGACGACCTCTGGAGCCTTTTTCTTATTCGGAGGGGGAACGATAGGCGTTACCTCCGCGATAGCTTCACGCTGCCTTTTTGCGCGTCCTGTGACCCTGCTCGCTGCCCTTCTTATTCCAAGAGCGCCCTCAAAAGGATTCCGACGAGGAGGAGCTTTCTTAGGGAGAGCCTTGCTCGCAGACTGGGTCTCTTTTGGAACCTCTTGGACGACGTACCTGACCCGCTTTCTCTGATCATCCTGTGGAGCCATTGCGCGACTAACGCAAGCCGCGAGATCCTCGATGGAGCTTATGCAGGGAATAAGCGACGATGAAGCGCGCCCACCTCCGCCATTCTGGACATGAGTCAGGGGAGATTCAACAATATCCACCTTCATCGAGCGAGAGACCTTGTCCACAATTCCCGTCGCTGTGCTGGTCCACCTTCGCGCCGAGTCTAATTTCTTGGTGTCGTGGTACTCATAGTCTGGAAGCACGCAACAGACAGAGAACCCGAGCGCTTTAAGCTCTTGGATCAAAGCCTTGTATTGTAGCCCGAACCAAGTCCGAGATCCTCCGCCAAGAGCTTCCTGATAGCCGAGAGCGACAAAGATCGTCGTCTCTTCGTTTGGCTTGCTCCATCTCACAAGCTCGGAGCCCTGTTCTCTAACCTTGGAAAGAGCATCGGAGAGACCAGAGCTAACGATGGTCCGACCCCTCATTCGGAAGACGTTGTCTCCATGCTGGAGAACGCGATCAACAAAGCCGATCTGATCTTTTGGGTTGCCGCTGATCTCGTCAGCTATGTAGAGAAATCCTTTCATCTTAAACCTCCATCCATAGAGTGTTTTCTGGTTTCAGATACCAAGCGACGATCCGCTCGATTGTGTCATCCAAGCTCTTCGGTTTCCAGCCCATATCTTCCATCTTGGCGCCGCATAAGGCATATCGTAGGTCATGCCCTGATCTGCTGCTGTGGAAGTCTACAAGCTCATGTATGAGCGGCTTTCCAACCCTTTCGGAGATCATCTCTGCGAGGCTGAGATTGTCAATCTCCTTGGCTCCGACGATGTTGAACTTGTCCCCCCTTTCCAAAGTCTCATATCGAGCCATGAGAAAGAGGACCGCATCTGCGACGCAGTTCGCGTCGATATAGAAGCGGCTTCCTGCCTTGGTACAGGTTGGATCGGCATGGACAAAGATCTTCTCTCCCTTGTCGATCTTCCTGATACAAAGAGGAACGTACTTCTCTGGGTGCTGCCTGTATCCGATGACGTTCATCGTGTGAGTTATGTTAATAGGCATCCTGTAAGTGTTAGCGTATGCGAGGCATAGCTCCTCTGCTCCTGCCTTGGAGGCGCTGTATGGGTTGCCGCTGTTATATCGGTCCCATTCTTTATAGTCGACACCTTCTGGAGCCGTCCCGAACACCTCGTCGGTCGAAAAGTACAGCAGCCATTCCAGCGCTGGACAATGGTCCTTAGCGTAGTTCAAAAGGTTGCAAGTCCCGACGACATTATCCATAACGAATTCCATGGGGAACTGGATCGACCTGTCGACATGAGAACCAGCCGCGAGATGGAGGATATGCGTTATCTCTCCGATCTGAGCCCTCACCCTGTCATTAAGATCAGCTTTCAGATCATGGAAGACGATAGAAAGGCGCTTCCTATATTCTGGATTGTCCTCGACGATATGAGCGAGACGCTCAAGGCTTCCGCTTGTGTCCAGCCTGTCAAGGCTAACGACCTCGACGGTGGTCTTCCTCAATAAATGCTCTATGATATGGGATCCAATAAACCCCGCGCCACCTGTTACCAGAACTCTCATTAATCTCCTCCGTAAATATGAATTAAATTGGTGTCTATTGCTTTCCTGTAGGCTTTCCATACATCGACTTTCGTATATCTTAGACCAAGAGGGGACCGTCTTAACTGCTGCCATGCAGCGCCCCAGTTCTCAAGAAAAAATGGATATCGAAGAACAGTAACAGGAATGTTTTCTCTCGCGACTACTGAAAAGAAGCTCGCATATCCCTGCTCGATAAAGCTTCTCATGCGCTCCGCATCATTTGAGCCTCTGCCCTTTATGTCGCCCCATTCGCTCCATATCAGAGCATCTTTTGAGAGCCTGCTCCCTATCACCTGATCCGTATCGCGAACGCATAGATAGACATGGGAAACATCGACCTTCTGGACGACCTTGTCCATCTCAAAAAAGAACCTCGGATTCTTTACGATAGGCGGAAGGTCTGAGCGACCCAGTTCTTCCGTCGTACATAGCTCAAATCCTGCGCTTACGCTCTCATTGAAGTAGCAAGGTGGAACCTCACCCAGCTCGATCAAAAGACGCATCAGCGCCGACGTTCCGCTTCTTCCTGTCCCTGTAACTAATTCCATATATTTCTTACTCCGTCACCGACACCATAACACAGAACCCGATAGCGGTCCACAAAGTTTTTTTCATTTATTTTCCCCATCCCCTTGACATAACTTATTATGTGTTATAGAATATAAGTATAACCACAACGGAGAAACCAAAATGATTTTCAACCCAGCAAACACCGAAGACTTTAGCAAAGAAGAACTCCAGCACGTTGGAAAGAGAATCGCAGAGATCCGACGCACAGACCTCCCTATGGTTTACGACATTCTCCTCGCAGCAGATGCCGAGTTCACTCACTGGAGCGACAAGAGCGAGCTTCCTTCTGTTCTTATCACTGGCGTAGAAGAAAAAGACTTTTCCCCCATGGCATAAAATAACCATTGACATAACATAGATTGCGATATACTATAACTCAACGGAGAAAACCAATGACCACCAAGCTCGCAGAACAAAACATCCACCAAGCCCTCACAGCCCCTCTTTCCTACGCTATCGTAGCAGCAGCAGAAGGGAAGTCCGACAGGAACCGAGAGACCACCTTCACAATCTGGAACACCGCTCGCGGCTCACATATTACCTTTCGCGTCCGTCGCCCCAAGGGCTTCCGCACCATGCTCATCGACGCTATGGTCGGCACCTGCAACGAGACCGACTTTGAGTATGTCGGCTCCATGAATCGCGGACTCTGGATCAAGGCGAAAGAGGACATTAGCCCAGAAGCTGCCAAGGTTCTCAACGCTATCCAGTGGACCATGCCTCGCATAAAGTCCGAGAGCCTTCCATCTATCGTCGAGATACACCATAGCGGCTCTTGCTGCTGCTGTGGTCGCAAGCTGACCAACCCAGAGAGCCTCGACACAGGGATCGGACCTATCTGCGGAAAGCGACTTCTCAAGAACAAGAAAGGAGAAAAATAATTCGCACCACTGCGCTCTGTTTTTATTTATCCTCATCTTTTTTCTTGACATAACCTATTATGCGTTATAAGATATTAAGGTAAACCAAACAGGAGACACAAGATGACCACAAGAACAGTAGAAAACACAGTTGCAAACTTAAAAGAACGAGCCAACAAATTCGGCGCCAGAACTCTTGAATCCACCCGCGAAGACTTCGTCCTCATGGCTAACGGTGATCAGATGACAGAAGGCTGGACCTCTTGGCTCGGCGGGGTGAGCGAGGATTCTACCCTCCATGGGCTCGGTGGATTTCGACAGGCGCACTTTGAAAATTGCGAAGACAAATTTTTTCAAGATGTATGCGACGAGATGGGCTGGCGCGAATGGCGCGGAGCTTCATGCCCACTCGATCAAAAGGGAGCATAAAATGACTAACAATAAAACTATTGACCTGATATCATGCAAGGAAGAAGACCTTCTCCCATTTGAGGCGAATGAGTTTCGAGAAGCCGCAAAGTTGTCCCATAATGTCCGCGAGTTCTTAATCGATTCACACGAAAAGACTCTTGAAGATATCAAGGCAGAAAGGGAACACCTTGCGCGGCTGTTGCCGATCTCAGCATCGGACTGGTTCTTCGACAAGAACCGCATTCGTCAAGAGCGCGCAGATCTTCTCCTTGAACGTGCCGATCTATGGTGCAGGCTTCAAGTCCTTAAAGCTGTGAGAGATCCAGAACACTGGGCGAGAGTGTGATCCGCTATCTCAGGATCCGCGAGGATCGCCATGGGCGGACGATAGAGGCTATGGTCTGGGAAGATACTCCCCTCATAGAGGAAGCGCCCACAGAGACGGCTAAGAGGGACTTCTCGCCTTTTGTTATATTCCCGCTCCGCCTTGTCCTTTTCGGGTCTTTCGGCTATTTTGTTGGGACACAAATCGCGGGAGCAATATGAACATAATGGAGCAGCTAAAAGCGGCAGGGATAGAAGTCAAAAAAGCCGAGACTGTTTATCAGGGATGTTCTAAATTCCTGTCTTGGCGCGGCGTTATGGCTTGCCAATCGATCAGGGTGACCGAGGTATTCACCAAGGACTTTCTTGAGCAGTTCAGCAGGATCATAGAACTCGGAACGCACCGAGGAGGCTTCTCTCTCTTTCTGGCTGATCACTTCAGCGGGAACGTCTATTCTTTCGACCTCAAAAGACCAGATCACTACATGAAAGGAGTAGGAAGGAACCTAATGGGAGAAGTCCCCGAAAACCTCAAGCTATCCATTCTTGATATCTTATCAAGCGAAGGACAGAAGCAGATATCCGACCTTATAAAGGAAGAAGGGAGATCTCTCGTCCTGTGCGACGGGGGGAATAAAATGAAAGAGCTTGACCTCTTTTCCCCTCACCTCAAAGATCAAGATGTGATTATGCTCCACGATTACGAGCATTCAAAGGAAAGCCTGTCCGAGATCCGACAGCGCTCAGAATGGTTTTTCGATAGTGAGTCCTACAGAGTCAAGGCAGATCCGATCCTCCAGCGGGAAGGACTGGAAGAACATGAAAAATATGCTGACTTCTGCGAGGCTATCTGGGGATCGTTCATAAAAAAACCGAACGCATGAGGGGCAATTTGAAAATAGTTTAAAACTACCCCTTGACGCTAACGCAGAATGTGCTATCTTATGAATGTAACCACAACCGAAAACGGAGATCACAATGTTAGAACTTACCGCAAATCAGACAAAAGTGTTGGAGCACATCTACCGCACAGTCCAGAACAACGGGCGCCGAGTGCGAACCCGCAAGCAAGGCGAAGTAACCCGAACATTGAGGGATCTTGTCATTTTTGCGAGTAACCCGAAAAACTCTCGATACGTTCCACAGAATGTTTCAGACGAAGTCTGCATGAGTGCCGCCTCCAGCGTTGCTAACCATAAAGGACCATGGGAAGACAGCCTTCGCCGACCCCTTCAGTTAATCGCAAGCTGGAAGGCAGAAACCAATCGGATTCGCCGAGGAGAATAAAAAAAGAAAACTCCCCCGAATTTGTCGGGGGTTCGCATTGTCTAAGTGAGACACAAAAAGGAGAAAATATGAAACTGATTTTTATCAACGAACAAGGCATCGGGATCAAGGACTTCCAGACCTTCTGTGACATCCGCCGAAACTTGGCGCCTGAGAGCAGAAGCGAGAACGGGAGGATTCCCCTCGCTGAGGTTTACAGAGTCCCCTATAACGGGATGAAAGGGCGCCTCTCTGGAGGGACGGCTCAGGACTGGGAGGACAGATTCGGGAAGCATGTCTTCCAAGGGATCAAGCTGCTCCGAAACATTGCAGCGAACACCGAGATCAACCTCAAGAACCCGATCCTCTTGATCGATGAGGAAGCTCGCCTCTTCTTGGATAACGATGGCGCGACATACGTTAACGAATGGGCGACCCGCCTCTTCGGTTTCGGTCGAACGATCTACGGTGGAGTCGTCGTCATCGACGAGGACGACTTCGATAACAAACTTCCCTATGGGTCCGAGTACATCGGACAAGAGGGAGCGGAAGCGTGAGCGACTATCTCTCGCGAAAATACGAGATCTGGTGAGCGGTCGTCGTTGGTCATGGTCCGAAAGGATCCCGACCCGCTGGGAGTCTCCCAGTGTTCACCACCGACACCAAGGAAGAAGCGGAAGCCCTCATCGCTCTCGCCTGCCCTACGAATACAGCAGGACAGCACATAGCTCCAGAGCTTGCAGACGAGCAGAACATGGAGAACCTCCAAGCCTTCAGCGCTCGCCTTGAGAGGCTTTATAAAAAAATAAAATGGAGACCTATGCCCCGTTTAGGATGTTTCCCGAAAAATAGTTTAAAATAATCCTTGACGTATCATAAAATGCGTTATAGAATATAAGAGTAAGAAACAACCAACGGAGAAAAGACATGACCTCAACAACCGAATTCATCCTTAACGCCCTCGTCGAAACCGCTTTTGATGGCGTACCTACTTGGGAAGTCTGCATCTCAAAGCAAGAACTTGATCTCGTAAAGGCTCACAGCCAGATCGGCGCTCTTGAGCGAATGGGAGCCGTCATCGAAGATATCACAGTCGTCCCGACCCATATCGAAGATGTCTTGATGGTGACCTTTTCCGTCGACCTCTGCTCTCCATTCTAAGGAGATATAGAGAGAACTCTCCTCATCTCTTCCAAGGGGGTGAGGAGGCTCTCTCGCTCACTTTCCCACCATTCCCAAGACAGGGAGGGGGGAAGAGCCTTGAGATTGCTTCCTGCGCGGTTTTGAGCCATCTCCTTCGGGACGATGACACCAAGACCGAACTCTTCATCCAAGAGAAAAAGCCTGTGTGTCCCGTTGTACTCTCCAAGCTCGGCGCATAGCCTGATCCAAGCCTTCCAGACATCTCCTGTCCAGTGATAGTCGGTTGGCTCCTTGGTGGTCCAAGATTCTTGTGTCGGGAAGCAGTCATCCAGAACGATGATCCCTCCCTCGTTGAGGCAGTTGAGAGAGTTGATCGTATCAAGATAAGCAGCATCAGCCTGATGGAGACCGTCTACGAATACGAGATCAAAAGTCTTCTTGTTTCGCTTGAAGAACTGGTCGCTCTTGAGGAGAACCGTCGCCTCAGACATCGGATCGGGATCGACTCCGACCTTGTCGTCGACCTCGACCCTGTTAAATGTCTTCCCCGTCTGAACTCCGATCTCAAGGTAGCTCTTCGCTTCAAACCTTCTCGCGAGTAGATTAAGCAATTCGTGACGGGTCATTTCTTGGATGCTGCCTTCTTCGCTGGAGCTTTCTTCGCTGGAGCTTTTGCCTTCGGCGCCGCTTTCTTCGCTGGAGCCTTCTTCTTCGGCGGGTTTAAGAGCTTTTCAGCCCATTCCCTGTCTGCGCCCCTTGCATACTTGAAACCATGCCTAACGACCAATTCTCGGGTAATTCCGTCCGCGCCTTGATAGACATAGCTCTCGCCTGCGTCGACGACTTCGACTTCCCCGCTGTGTAGCTGGAAGAGAGATCCTTTTGCTCCCTTGCGTCTGTATACGATTTCCATTTTCTGCCTCCTATGCTTTCTTGTTTTCAAGACCAAGAGCGAAAACCCTTCGGTGCTTGCTGAGTATGCGAGAAGCCATAAGCGGAATGAATGTCCCGCTCGCACTGTCCACAGAATAGCTATACCCTGCGGTCCTCTCGCTTCTGAATCCCAAATGAGATTGTTGATTGAACAGGGAGACAGCTATCATGTTCCCCGCATACTTCAGATCGCTCGGAATGTCGGCTACTGCCCATCCAGCTTTATAGGTGATCTCGACGATGCCTCTCCCGTCTGGAAAAGTGACATACATCGGATCCAGCTTAATGATTCCGATATCCTTGTTAACCATGTAATCGCTTTCCCCTGTAGCGCCGATCCCTCCGTTCTCATACTGTAGCGCTCCGCCTATCGTCAAAGCGACGACACTGGTGACAGGAGTGTATTTAAGCGCCACTTCTGTCACAGGGAAGTTAACATCTATCTGCTCCGAATAGACCGTCTCGACAGCAGATTCCAGACCAAGCTCGTCCAGAACGATCTGTTCGACTACAGGCTGGAGATCCTCGATAGCTGAGTCGTATCGAGTAGACCCACAGGAGCCATCGCTCAGATTGAGCATTCTTCGGATCTGCTGCAAGTCGGAAAAATAGGGCATTACTTCTTAGCCTTCGCCTTCTTCTTCGGCGCTCTCTTCTTGACCTGTATCGCTGGTTCTGGCTCTGGCTCTGGTTCTGGCTCTGCATTAGCAGCAGCAAAGGCATCGGTGATCTCTGTAAATCCTCGATATCCAGCACTGGTCTTAGCTGTGTCCGTCCTTAGAAACAACGCATGGACCCTCTTGCCTTCCCAGTCGATGATCTTCGTCGTCGTAGTCTCCTCATAGGAGAAGATCTCATAGGTTGGTATATGAGCCAATAGCGTCGGGTTTATCATCACAAAATTGTAGTCGGACAGTTCTTCCATTCACGTTCTCCATTCTATCATAAAATACCATATCATGATATCAGCGCATAAGCAAAAAAAACCCCCTCACAGGGAGGGGGCTGATTGACTGCGCGGAAAGCTATCAGCCTGAGATGTTCAGAAGCAGAGAGCCGCCGAGAGTATTGGAAAGGACGTTCGTCATATCCGTATACATGTCGAACTGGTCGAACTGGGAGTCGGTCTTTGCCAGAGGCATGACAGTCGTCGGAGTCAGTTCGCTCAGGTATCCGTAGCGAGTATTAAGAACCATCAGACCAGTAGACGTTCCAGAGTTGTCCTTGATCATTCCGCTCGCTTCGACTGTCATGGTGTTGGGCATGGCAGTAGAGACGATGAGAGGAATTCCATCGTAGGTTCTGACGCGGAAGCCACCAGCAACCTCAGTCACGTCGTTAAAACGCTGCTGAGCTTGAAGCTGAGAGTTGATCTGTCGGATACCAGCAAAAGAGCCGAGAATGACGAGATCGCCTCGCTGAGATGAGCCCTTGACGAGATCGATAGCTTGATCGAGCTTAGCAAGAGACAGAGCAGCAGCGGAACCCGTTCCAGAGTTATTGACGACCTGAGCCAGAGATCCACCGTTATAGTTGATCAGAGTCAAGTAGCCGCTCGGAGCGTTTGCCATTGCACCACCGAAACCAGTTCCGAGGTTGGCATACATGATTCCTTGCTCAAGGACATTCGCGAAGTCTTCGGCTTTTGCAGCCATTTCCAGAGCGAGGATGTCAGCATAGGAACGACCTGTCGCCATCAGCTTTCTGGTGATCTTTCCGCGAGTCACAAGGGACTTATAGGGAAAGGTCGCCTGAGCGTAGGTTCCAGTGCCTTCGGTCACAGCGTCGGTATCAGCGAGCCATGATCCAGCGTTTGTCGCTGCGGTCCTGCGGTTGATATATTCAGCGTTACCAGTTCCAGCACGACGCGGGAGGACGGCTTGAAGACCGAACTCTCGGAGAGTCAGCATCTGAACGGTGCGGTTGATGAAGGTTTGCAAAAGCTCGGATCCAGCACCCGACACGTTCATGGCGCGCTCAAAACGCTCCTTGGTGCCTTGATCAGATCCGATCCAGTTTGATTGAGATGGGTACATATTGGTCTCCAATTATTGCCAGTTGTTTTCGTGGGGCTGGGAAAGAAGACCGTCCACCTCTGCGGCGCGGAGTCCAGCAGCGAGAAGATCTTTTAAAGCGTTGATTTGCATCTTGGAAACTTCAGTCTCTTCCGCGAGAGTCTCCTTGTGTCGTGCGACCAGAGCAGGAAGAGCAGCAGCACCGACTTCCTTAGCTCGGTTAACAAGACCGTCCAGAGCGCTTTCGGCGCCGACTGAGCCTCCTCGGACTTGGATGGTGGTGTGCCGACCTTGTCTGATGGGGGTCTCCATGACGCGGAGAAGCATGTCTTCGGTCTTCTGGAGTCGCTCTTGAAGCTTTACAACGTCAGCAGGGAGAGTCTTAGCTTCTTCCTTGTTAGCTGGACGGGTAGGCTCTGCGGAGCGCGTCTCTTGTTGGGTGTTTTCCAGCGCATCGAGCCGAGCCGTTATGGGGTCCAAGCCTGAGCGGAGGAGATCTGCGATCTTCTTGATGTCGTTCTCTGTCATGTCTTCTCCAGTAGAGTTTGATTCTGGCTGAGCTTGCGCTTTCGCGTCGTTCTCTATACCACTATGCTTTAGAGCCGACAATTTGTCAAGCTCAGGTGATGGGGTCTCCTCAATATATTGAGCAGTCGGGGTCGAGTCGGAAAGCTCCTCGGCAGTCGCCGCGCCCTTTAAGGCTGGAATTTCCTTGTCGAATTTCTTGTAATACTTGGCAAGAACAGAATGGGCGATCTCACGCTCTTCCTGCGTCAAGCCCTTAACTCCTCCTCTTGCTCCGTTAAGAGCAGCGAGAGCAGCGGCGCAAGCCTTAAAAAAGACGCGAAGCTCGCCGTCGTCCATCTTGGCAATTGGGAGCTTGTATGCTTCCTTTGTTTCCCAGTCCTTTCCATTGTCCATGTATAGGTGAGCGACTGCGTAGCGCTTCCAATTGTCGAGCCCTTCGCCGAGGACTTCGTCTTGTGCTGTGGTGTTCCATTCCCAGTCTTTGTCGACTTCAGCCAGAGGCATGTCGTCTCTGTACTTCATCACAGTCCTGTCCTCGGTCACCTCAAGCATCGGATTCCGCTCGTTGCTGTCATCTGGAAAAGCTTCCCCGTCTGGGTCTGCGTTCTGGTTGTCGTCGGCGCTTGCGTTAAGCTCGTCGAGAGGATCTGGTGTCCCCTCTTCGGAAGCTGGACCTCCTCCGTCATAGGGCTCAGCGATAATCGTTTCCTCGGTGTCGAGATAAGCTTTTCGCTCTTCGGTAGGCTCAGCATTAGTCCGCTCTTCGGCTTCGGCTTCGGTGCGCTCTTCTGCTGGGGCTTCGTCTTGACGTTCTTCCTGCATGGTGTTTCTCTCCTCGATAACGGGTGATTTTTCTAAGTCGAGAGCGCCGTCTACCTTGAACATAGAGAAGTCAGCGTCTTTCTCAAACCTTGCGACGATGCAGTCGTCCTCTTCGACGAGGCTGATTATGTGCCGCTTTATATCTGGCTTTCGCTCTTCAAGTTTTTCGATGGGCTCTTTTTTGACTTCGGCTTTCATTTCTTGGATCTTCGACCTGATCGAATGGGTCATCAGACCATAGCTGTCAGGATTGGCAGGTGCTCGCGTTACAGCAATATGATCAAGGGTGACAGACCGAACGACGATCCGCTCTATTTCTCCTGACATGTTCTCGATAACGTCGACTTTCTCAAACCATCCGCCGATAGATTGACCGATAGGCTCTCCTCTCTTGAGGCGCCTTATAAGCTTTCTGGAGACTTCCTCATCACCATATAGCCGAGAGCGTAGAATTAGCGTGTACTGCTTATCCGCTCTGTCTGCTGCATAAGCTACGTCGTCCGTCATGACGATGCTCGCGTCGTATGACCGACCGATAACCTCGTCCCACTCTGCGACTCCGCCATTCTTCCCCGCATGTGCTGGAAGGATAGGCACCCCTCTCTGCATCTGCTCGGACATTCCGACAAGAGCTTCATAGCTCATCTCTGTCCCATAAGAGTCGATAGACGTACTGGAAGCAATCCCTTCGATGTTGTAATACTTGGGAGGTCTTCCTCTTCCGTCTTCTCCCCGCTCTTCTTGAACTTCGGAGACAGCAAGGTTCTCAAGGGGAAACCATGCCCTATGGGCGCCGCTCATTGTGTACCTTGTCCGACCGTCCTCGATGGATTCAGAGGACAGGCATTTCATCTCTTCCGCCTTTCGGATAGCGGCTGTCTTCGGGATCTTCATAGTTGACCTCTTATTCTCTGTCTTGGCTTCAAGCTGCTGGACCTCTGCCATCATGTAGGACATAAGCTTAGACATGTCGTTCGCTGCTACGGTGATCTTGCTCTCTGCCCATGCTGGAGCATGCCCATAGTCCTTTATGATGTCCCGCAATTCGGCAGCAGAAAGACCGATAGCCTTTAGCTGGGTTAAGAGCATCTCCCGCTCTTTATCGGTCAGCTTGTTATCTTCATCGAGAAGACCTCTGCTGGCGATCTTGCTGTAAAAGATGTCCGTCAAAATACCGATCAGAACTTCATGCTCTGTCTTTTCTGGGGCTCTTTCATTCGGAGAAGCGGGAGGGGGCTCAAGCTGAGCGTCTCCATCTTCTTCCTCGTCAAATTTTTCGTCCTCAAATACTTCGGAGGCTCCGCCGTCAAGGCTTCGCTTTGCAACCTGATCCGCGACTATCTCTGTAATCTGAGAGCGGAACATGCTTTCGGGTATTTCAAGGCTGATCTTCATAATACAATTCCCTATGCGTTAGCATATAGCATATCTGAAAAAGTGATCACTCATTGGTCAATATATAGCTGAGACTTTTTTTCGTCAAATGCAATTTTTCCCTTGACAATAACACATTCTGTGATATCTTATAAGTGTAACAACGGAGAAAAAAATGTATTCACTCAAGTACTGGAACAATGAAAACTCAAGACCCGAACTCAGGGAAGGCATCCCTTACGCTCTCGCTTACGCTCTCGCAACCCGCGCAGGATACGCAAAAGCTCAAGTGATTTCCGAAGAAGGGATCGTCGAGTACGAGACCCGATGGGACACCTCTGGATGGGACGACTAAGATGGCTCGCTGTGGAAGGTGCGGTCTTTGGGAGAAGACTCCTCCAGACGAGAGAGAGCAGGTCTGGGCTGGAACATGCCTCTGGTATCACACAAGGCTGGAAAGCGACTTTGAATATGACGAGAGGAACTGTCCCGATTTCGTGGAGCGGATTCCTCCTCATGGAGCCTCATGGCATTTCGACCACAAGGTAAAGAGGGAGAACCTCGGAGACGCATACGAAAAAGCCAAGCAGAGCGACAGAAGAGCGATGATCGCTCTCGGCTTCTCTGTTACGGGTTTGATAATATCACTTAGCAAGCTCATAGCGGGGTAATCATGGCAATCGAAAAATTCATCTTCAAGGCTGGAGAGAGTAGGGGAGTCGACGAGTCTGGAGCAGAGATCTGGGGCTCGACTGCGACCACCTGCGACCCTGACTGGGTAACCCTTCCTCATGCTTTAGGAGGAGGGAGAGCAAACGTGATTAGGTCGACGCTTATGAATTGCCCCCATGGATGCCAGCAGAAGAGAACCGCTCTGGAGCTTGATAGGGTTTATCCTGTCGGAGACGGAGAGAAGAGCCTTGCTGTTATCGAATGTCCAGTCCATGGATTCCTCTGGGTGGCTCATGTCTCGGCAAGGGGAAAGATGGAATGATCGAAGTCCTGACCGAGAAAGGCATCAGACATCTGGAGCAGATGGAAGAAGCCGATCACAGGATCACCATTTTCGACCTTGAGGGCTTTATAAAGCTACAGGTGAAGGGAGAGCCATCGAAGCACTGGGAGGTCATAAGAGAAGCCGCACAGAGGGCATGGAGAGGAACTTCCAAGGGGAAGAGGAAGCTCCGATTCCTGTCCCTGTTCTCTGGTATTGAAGCGGCATCTGCCGCATGGCATCCGCTGGGCTGGGAATGTGCAGCAGTAAGCGAGATCGATCCGTATGCTTGCGAGGTATTGTCGCGGCGCCTTCCAGACTCACCAAACCTCGGAGACATCACACAGATAAAAAGGGAGGATCTCGATGCAGTGGGTCCAATTGACGTTATCGTGGGGGGATCCCCATGCCAGTCCTTCTCGGTCACAGGACTCCGAAAAGGTCTCCAAGACCACAGAGGATCTCTCATGTTCCACTATATACGAGTCATTGACATCGTTCGTCCTCGGTGGTTCGTCTGGGAAAATGTACAAGGTGCGCTCTCCTCCGATAAAGGGCGAGCCTTTGGAACCCTCATCGGGTCGCTGGGAGAATTCGGGTATGCTATGGGGTGGAGAGTGCTGGACGCTAAAAGCTTCGGTGTGCCTCAATCGAGAAAGAGAGTCTTCCTTGTCGGAACTACTACAGGACCATCGAAAGCTCACTCCGTCTTATTTGGGTCGAACCTTAGCCGCTGGAATGCTCAAGAGGATACCAAACAGACCAAAAGTCAAGCCGATACTCCTCCAAGCTCTGGAGACAGCCAGAGACAACGATCAACCCTTTGCATGGTCATCAACGGAAGCGGACACCCAAGACTACAGGGAGGCTCTGGCGATTGCGCTTGCTGCCTGCTGGCGACACGCGGATCGTCCATGAGGAACTGGATTATCCACCTAAGCGGAGGAGACCACGAAGACGCTCGCGTCGACTGCGTCCGACGGCTTTCTTCGGTCGAGATGGAAAGGATACAAGGCTTCCCTGACGGTTGGACAGATATTGAATGGAAAGGCTCAGGGTCGAAAGACATTCGTCGACAATTCGCTCTGGGTAACTCGATGGCTGTTCCTGTGGTGCGCTGGCTTGGAGAAGGTATCCAAGCGGCGATCTGTTGGCGCGGATAAACCATCGCAGAGCATTAAGCTCTAATTCCATTCTGTCTCTTCGATTTCGCATGGAGTGAGAACCTCCATGGATTTCGCGGACATCTCGTACTCTGGAGCTTTCCCGCTTGGTCTGCATCGCCACCACAAAACAGAGAGATCGCCGATGTCTTCGGAAAAAGGATCTGTCTTGTTAGACATTGTCTGGACAAGCTTCCTCGGCTCGATGGATTTGGTCGACCCGTTCTCGATCATCCGATTGAATACAGTACAGGACTCCACTGGGCTATTGTATGTCATCAGGATCCCGTCTTTTGTATACAGGACAGCAGAAAGGACATAATGGGCGCACTTCACACCCTCGGCTATAGCAGAGGCTTCCACTCCGAGATTCATCAGGCTCTCTATTGTCGCAGCCTCTGTCGGTGTAGCGTCTGAAGCGATTATCGCATCCCCTATCGAAAGCACAGCGTCGACGACCTTGGTCTCGCACAGGATGGAGATACACTCAGAAACTTCCTTCTGGGCTATGTCTTTAGGAGGATCTGCCATCGGCTTCGTTATCACCGTCCCATCTGGACGCTTGCAAAATGCGACAAAAGCTTTCCCTGTCCCCGTCATCTCGTTAACACCGTCCTCGGCGCCGCGAACCCATCGCGCAATTCGGAAGATGTCGTCTGCTGATTCGATTATCTCTGTGGACATGTCGCCTCCAAGTCTTTCGCCATTTCTGTATAGTAAAGATTTCGGGCTCGATCATGCTCATCGCAAAGGGCGGATAAGATCGCATCGTACATCTCGACCTCTTCCAGCCAGTCCCAGAACTCGTCGGGTCTCATGCTGCGTCGTTCCTTGTGGGTCACCGAGTAGACCTCGACAAACCCAAGGATCTCGGAGATCTCTGGTCCCTCTTCTGGTTCTAATCTTGTCGCGGGAAAACCCGTATCCAGACGAAAGCTTCCGCGAACCCTGTAGGTCTCGCCATCTTTAAGCTTCGCTTCGGTTATGACTGTGTATTGTGTTCCTCTTGCCATGTTGCTCCTTGGTTATCTTACATGAACATCATAACTCATAACGAGATAGAGTCAAGGGATTTTTTCCAAAATCTTCTCACAGCGCTCACCCCTCTCGATCCCCTCTTGGAAGATAGAAGCAGCGTCAAGATACTTAGCCATGATCGGATTCGGAAGCCAAGATAACGCAAAATGTCCAAGGATAAAACGCTTCTTCGGATCGGTCTCTTTCCACTCCTCAAACAAGAGCCAAGCCTGTCGACCTTGTAGCTCGTCATGCTCGTACATTAAACGCTTTACGTTATCAAGACCCTCTCTTAGACGGATCATTTCTGTCTTTAAGGACGACGAGATATCTTCCTTGGATTCCATCATCTTCCCAGATGATAGGTCAACACACAGCGACAGCGTCCTCCGCATGGAGTCCCCCCAGCAGGCATAACCGAAAGCTCTGAGACTGGGCGGCGCCCCATCGCGCCCTGAGTATTGCAAAAAGCGCAAGTCCTATTATCTCCGACAGCATTCCACTCCACCCACCAAACGGAAGCCGATGTCGCAAATATCGCGGCGCTGTCCCTGTTCGCGACCTCTACGAGGCGACCACTGAAGAGAGCGATCCGATACTCATTCTTAGCCCAGAGAAGATATATCAATGCAGCAGCAGCGGCAGCGTCAACCTTATAGAAGTCCTCAAGCTCATCCTCACCCTCGACCTCATAAGCAGGGATATCCCTGAGATGAATAGACCGAGCCTCTTGAAGCATGGAAGCCATTCCGACGCGGAGATCTTTCACAAGCCCATTAGACAGATAGCCCATCTGCTGCTCAAAATATGCGCGGCGCTGAGAAGAGAAGTCTATCGCCTGCGCTCCGCTTACCTCCTGAGCCCACTCCGAGCCAAGATCTCCAGCCTCTGAATATAGATCCTCGGTTACGTCTCCCCATCCATCGGTCAGGCTGAGAAGAACCTTAGCGAGATCCTCAGAAGCCTGAGCGACTGACAGCTTCTTAGAGAAGACCTTCTTAATGATCTTGAGAGACTTCTCACGATGCTCTCTATAGACTGGAAGAACCTTCTTGGCATAGCTGGACACCTGCTTCGCAAGCTTCGGAAGAGGAAGAGCTACGTCCCCCTTGAAGCGTCCCTCTGGTTGCCAGTCAGACGGAAGAGCCAGCGCTCTCATTAGAGCAGCCTCACGATCATCGTCGCTCATGTGAGAGGCGCTTTCTCTGCTTCTTATCGAGAGATAGGAAGCGCTTGAACAATCTGGAACCTTGCAGTTTTTATCTGTGCATTCTGAATGAGTCTCCGAACTTAGCTTTTTCATCTCATCGCGGACGAGGTCTTTCATATACTTCTGACCACGCGATCCGACGACAAGCCACTTTATTTGTGCAATAACTCCAGCTAAACGAAAATCTTCTTCATGGCGTGCAGCCCATGCCTCTCGTACCCTAACGGCTTTCTCATCGGTCTCGGTATTTATTCCGCTATTGATAACCCGCTTCAGTCTTCTGAACTGCTTCCCTCCGAGGATGTTCCCGCCCCTCTTCCAGATGGAAGGGTAGTCAAGTCTAATCATCTCGGCGAATTCGAGATCAAAGACATCATATTCCGAGTTCCTCAAAGAGACCTTTTTGTTATCTCCCGCCTTCGGGAAGTTGGTCGGATCAACATCTCCAACAGCACGATGAGCGTAGAAAGAAAACGCTTCGATCTCCTCAGCTTCGATCTCTTCTTCGTCGGCTATATCTGAAGGCTTGAACGGCTCAACGGGATCCCCTGCTGGCTCCGATTCCTTCTCGTCCTCCTTCGGCGCCTTTCCAAGACTGGACAGCGGTGAGGGCATTCCAGCGACCTCAAATGTCGGAACGTCTCCACCTTCCAGCGGAAGGAAGCCAAGGATCTCGCGGACCTCGTTCCGAGTCATGATCCCGTTTTTCACATAGATCTGCTGCATCTCTGCGAGCTTCTTCTGGTCATCAGGATCCGCCCTGCTCTCCCTGTCAAAGCGGAAGGTTATCCGAGAAGCGTACTCCTCGCCGATAAGGGCAGGAAGTATCTGAGCATTGATCTTCGCCTGCAATAGCTCAAGGATCGGAGTCACAAGATGGGAGGATGCGACATCCATCTGGACGGTCGCTGTCGCTCTCGGCATTCCGTCAGTCATCCCCATCTCAACAGGCATAACGCCAAAAGTACGATAGACCGAGCGCCTGATCGATTCGACAAGCTCCCGCATGGTGATCTCTTTCGGGTTCCGCTTTAACTGGAGCCACTGGGCTCCCGTACCCGCTGGATCTGGTGTCGTCATCACCCTGATCTTATGGTCCTGTCCTCTCAAGCGCTGAAGGTCCGCCTTAGCCTGCTCCGCTGCTTTTCCAGCTATGCCCGAAAGGATGAGAATGCCTTGAGGGATCTCGTCGGCATCGAGAGCTAACATCGCGTGTTCCGATGCTCGGAGAAGAGCTATGATCTCATTTACCAGCGATTCGGTCAGAGGCATCCCGACGGGGTTGGCAGTATTCGCGAACAAGGAAAAGAAAAGCATCTGATTCGGCTTAAACTCCACAGCCGTCGTCTTCTGTGGTCCATCATCCACTGGAAGCTGGAAAGCGTCACCGCTCTCATACATTGTCTGCTGATACATCAGAATGCGCCCATATTCGTCTGTGATAGGCGTTACACTGCTTCCCCTGATAGGAACAAGCTCCGCGAGCTTTCCGTCCTTGGAATAGACGATCTCGATGGCTCCAGCGTCAAAACACAGGACATCCGTTAGGAAGGCAGTCATAATCTCCTGCCATGTGTGTCCGTTCTTGTTGGGTCGCTCCAGAAACGTCTTGACCTTCTGGGAGATCTCCGCAAGCTCCGTATAGCCCTTGTCCTGTGGGCTAATGGATGGCTCCACAAGCCAGTCAAAAGTCGCCACCCTCCGAACGATGCTGTCGATAGAAGCTCGGACATCTGAACAGCGCCGATAGACTTCCCAGATCTGGGAGTCGGAAAGGATCCTGTCGGGTCTCCTGTAGTCGTCTGTCAGACCGCCAGTCGGCGCCTGATACATGTCCATGAAGTAATGGAGACCCTTCCGCTTCCGTATCTGGATGGGAGATGCCCATGTTCCTCGGCTGGGTTTTTCCTCTTTCCTTTTGACTATGGAAAGCGCTTGTCCTGTAAACTTCATAACCTACCTCGCAGAATGACTATAGCATAGTTGAGGAAGAGACGGCAAGGTCAGCACCCTTGCCGCCATTGGAAAATTAAGGAAGGATAAAGCCTGATAGCGGGGGCTGGTCTGTCCCGCTATCTGCCGAAAGGCTCTTAAACATTATAGCTTACCAGCGACCACCTCGGCAGGCTTTGCGGGACTTTTCCCGCTTGCGGTTCTTGGTTACGGTGCGGGTTCCGCCGCGCCATGAAACAAGGTCTCCACCATTGGCGAAGTGCTGCTCTCGCTCCACTCCGCGAGTCGCCTTGAGGCGCTTGAGCATTGCTTTCTTTTCTCGCTTGGTCATTGTTCTTCTCCGTTGGTTACACTTACATAGTATCACACTGTGCGTTAGTGTCAAGGAAAAAGATAGACTTTTTTTAATCGACCCACTGCTCTACAATTTGCCAACCTCGTCGCCGATCATCGTCCAGCCTTCTCTCTGTTTCGATCTGCTGAACATATAGAGATAATCCCCGACAGAGCGCGCCTCGACAAGGTCATAGAATGCCTCTGGCTTCTGGGAGTGCTTTCGCTTCTGAGCCTTGATAACGCTTGAGATCGAATTGACTGGACGCTTGAGAGCGGCGCCTCTTCCCCTCGTTCCGAAAAGGCAAAGCTCATGCTGTCCCCGAAAATAGTAGCCGAGACCGAAAGAAGGCTTGATCCAGCAAAGGTTCGTTATGTAACGGAAGCCCAGCGCATCGAATACGCGGAGACCGTCGGCAAGAAAATTGTTCGTCACCCAAAGATAGAAGTGAAGGTCTTCGCCTAGCTTAACTGTGTCCAGCCAGTCCCCCATGAGGTCGATCCCGTCGTCTGTTTTCAATAGCCGATAATGACGATCCGCTCCTCGCTTGATCCTTCCTCCGCCTTTCTCGTTCCATGGCGGATCTGCCACTATAGTCCTGATCACCAATTACCTCCTTACAACCATAATTATAATGCAGCCCGTAACCAGACCGACGACCACAAGCATAAGCAGAAACCAGATCTGATGAGCCATGAAGATCGCGTCCATTAACTCGGTCCATATATAGATAAGATCATCGACCATTCCGCAAGATGCCCATCCAAGCCTTTTGATTTTCAAGAACAAAGCTGTCCGTCAACCGCTTCGCTTTCATGTCCTCTATCCAGCGCCAAAGACCGTCTATGCTTACATCCTTGATCTTGACATCGGAGAAGATGCCAGAAGAGCCATTCTCGCGCAGGTAGACCCTGAGCGCGGCTATAGCCTCATAGTCCCCCTGCATACCGTTTAAATCCAGAGGACAGCCAAATACGGAGTAATGAGACCGCTCTATCTCGTCGGCTCCTGCCCAGTACTCGCAAAGGATGAAAACGCTGTTCGACGAATCATCCGAGAACGTATCCATCGAAAGACCCATCAGACAAGTGTAGTCCTCTCCGCCTACCATGTGCGGCTCAATGAAAGACCCGAAAGGCGTTAGATCAAACGCCTGATAGCCCCATAAAAGCATTCTAAGCTCTTCCCTGAGCATCTCTCTAATCTGCATAGCAAACCCCCTATAAAGCCTCGTATGAGCCCGTCATCTGAGCCATGTCGAAAGCTATCCGATCATAGACATCGGCGAAACGATAATGGTCAGGCGCGCTCCCTTCTGTCCAGATCACCCGAGATCTCTCGGTGTCAAGAACTCGGACAGGCGCTCGCATCTGTTCCAAGTAGCCGAGAACAGTGAACACGTCGGAAGGAATCAAACGCTTTCCATTCACGATCTCGTCAAAGGTTACGTCCATAACCTGAGTCCTGTCAACCGTTACGATCCGATCCCGCCAGTTAAGCTTTCGACCATAGCTCTCGCTTGAGACCTTGGCGTTAGGATGGAAACGGCAGAGCCACACCCGACAGTCTGTCTCGCGAGTCGCCCAGTCCCGTAGCTCCTGACACTTCCGCGTCTCTGGCATCGAGTCGATAACCATCGAGTCTATATTAAATCGGAGAATCAGATCTTGAAGCTCGGAGAAATGTCGGCAGGCGCCGATTAGAACCGACTTCCGAACGACCTCCTCGTCCCCTGTCTCTTCGTCGCGAACAATCTTGTGAGCGACCGAAATCGTATAGTTAAGAACGGAACCAACGTCAACGCCGCAAGACACCACGAGATCGTCATAAAAATCCCCGCCACCATAGTCCAAGACATCGCCTGTCGCAACAGCGCGAAGATGGTCTCCTGATAGTCTCGCTCCGCTGTATTCAAAGCCTTGCCCAAGTACGGAAGTGTAAAAGGTGGATAACCTGTTGATATCACCCTGAGCAAGCATCCATTCCTTGAATAGACCCGTCAGGCTGTCGCTCAGTACGTCCAATCGGCTGATCCTGTAGCTCCTTCGGTCTCGGCTACCATAGGAGGCGACCCACTCTCCAACCCTGTTCCGCTGGAAAGGCTGCTGGCACTTCCGACACACTGGACGGATCTCCCGCGTCAATTGGTCCCAGTTAGAAACATTCAGACCCCGAACCTCTGGATCCCTCGGAACATATTCCCCAGTATCATCATCCCGAATAACGACATTCTCAAACCAGTCCAAGTTCTGCCACTCTCCGCACCTCGGACACTGAGTCACCCAAAGACGCTGATCACCCTCGTCGAAAAGCTTGCAGATCCCGACATTCGGAAGAGTCGGGTTTCCAAGCCTGTAGATCTTCGGATCCTTCGACGCTCTCAGACGGTCGCGAGCTTTCGCGAGGTTCGCAGGATCGCACTGGTCAAGCTCGTCGATGATCAACGTGTCAGCAGAAAACTCGACGAAGTCTATCGTCGTATTGGAGCCGAGAAAAAGAAGCGAACCGCTTCCGAAACGCTTGAGCTTGTTGTTCCCTGTATCCCAGCGAGTCCCTTCCCTGTTCGATGGCAATAGCTCCCGATAGCCTTCCGACTGCAACAGAATCCGATTTATCCGCTGAGCTACAAAACGATCCCGAGCGCCAAAGGTCGGAAGAATATAGGCGACGATCTTCCCCTTCCAACCAGCATGATGCAACGCGAGACAGATGAAAAGCTCAGAGAGTCCCGTCTGCACACCCTTGCAGATGTCCGCACCTTGACCATCGGGAAGTTCCGCATATAACGCAGGCAAAAAAGGAAAATCCAAAAAGGACATAGCCTCGCCCCGAGTGTTCCTGTGGTGCGTCAACGCTTGACCAACCATCGGGAACATCGAGCAAGTCTCACCGAGCAAGCTCCTATATTCGTTCAACAAAAATTTTTCCCCTTGTCAAGACTTCGACCATAAGGTAACTATAACATAACGAGTTATGTAGGGAAGGCAAAACATGAAATGTCCAAAGTGCGAATCTAATTGGAATGTAAAAAACACAGCGGACAGTTCACAAACAGAAAGACAGGCTCTTATCTCAATCGTCGAACCCCTACTCGCTTGGTACGGGGGAGACTTCAGAGTCCGAGCGAGAGAATGCAGAGAATGCAAAGAACGAGGACACACCGTCGAAATATCCATCGAAGATCTCCTCGGAATGCTACAGCACGCAAGAACAGACCCAAAGCTACAAGCTGGAGCAGTCGAGGTCTGGTGTGACCTGCAAGCTATCGCACACTGTCAAAAGAAAACACCCATCTAAAACGTAAATTTGGACGGAAAAAATTCGCGGGGTAGGGGCAGAGGAGAAAGGGCTTTCTTCTAAAACGGCGCCCGAGGGGGGGGTAAACCTCCCCGAATTGGAGAGCCCCTCTCTGGTTGCAAAAAAATAATCTTTTTTGTTGACACTATCGCACTCTGTGTTATTATGTAGTTGTAAGACAACCAACCAAGGAGAACCACAATGGACCGTCTCGTAATCACAACCGACTCAAAAGGGCAGAAGATAGCTGTCCTCTTCGACCTCTCTAAAAGCTGGGGAGAAGTTAAGGCGAACAGCGCTGACCAAATGCAGACCAAGCTCTTCAGCGATCTTCTCTTCGCTCAGCTTAAAGACGCAACCGACAGCAAGGGCAACAGGGCGACCGCTGATGATATCAGCGAAGCTATGCGCTTGGAATGGGACAGCCTCAACACCGAACGCAAGGGAAGCGGAAAGGGCTGGGCTGTCAAGCTTGGCGACCACTTGCTCCACCACCGCACAAAGGGAACCATGTTCATGCAGGGTGTCGCTCTCGACACTCTCGTTATCGAAGCTGTAGAGTCGGCGCCTAAGAAGGTCCGAGGCTCCCGCAATGGCGTAACCCTTGCGCGTAAAGCTGTCCGCTCTCTTCTTCCTGTGGCTCTCTGGAAGATGGTCAACCTGACAGACGCGCAGATCTTCAGCGGCGCCGAAGCTGTGGAAAAGTGGAACGAGCTTCAAGGCGCATAGCCTTGCTCGGTCTTCTTATGACTTGCCCCCATGACCTACCCCCCCATGGTAGGCATGGGGAGCCTATGAACCAATCAATCACCAACAAAACCAAACGGAGAAGATATGAGGATACCGCAATCAGACAGGCATGAGATGGAAGAACAGATCTCAAAGCTTGAATCAATACGAGAACAGATGGAGACTGCTGTCGCCGACCTTATCCTTGAGATGAAGGACAGCGGGAACGCTACCACCATCCTCACCCTTGAGGAGCAATGGAACGACACCAGAGCCAAGCTCATGGGTCTCGCTCAGGCAGCGCAGGACAAAGCTCAGGAGAGCTATGATGAGAAGCAAGACGACCGAGTCGAAAGCATGATCGACAGTATCGAGGACTTTAAGTCGGAGATCGATGCGGAGGAATGGGGCATAACACTCGACGACATCGACGACGCTATCGACGCAGCGGTAAGCTATCCAGACGTTCCAGAGATGCCCTGCCTGTCTTCGGATCAGTACTGACGGACGAGGTATGCGCTCGGTGTTCCATGTGGAACACTGTAGCGCAGTACGTCGAACAGGAATTAAAATAATCTTTTTTGATCTTTCTCCTTGCGGCTAACGCATAGTGTGCTATTATATAAGTGTAAGACAAACCAACCCAACGGAGAAAACAATGATTTACCCAGTAGGAACCGAACTCATCAGCACCGACACCGACAGCAAGGGCAACAAGACCAAGACGCTCTGGAGAGTTGTGAAGGTCGAAGGAAACGTCATGACGATGGAAACTCTTCGCTGGAGCGGCAGTTATAACCAAGCTTGGAACGGTGGCGGCATCTCATACACCGAGACCCGCGAAGTCGTCATCAACGAGAACAACGAGACAGTGGAGTAAATCATGACCTACATTATCGACCCAGACTTCCAGTCCGAGTATCTTCTCGGACCCTCCATCCTCCTCCGAGTCGACTCCCGACTCGTTCGCGGTGGATACGTCTACACCTACGCGCCTATCGACATGGATGGAAGACCCATCATGCGCGAGGCATTTGAGGACTCATTCGGCGAGGTGATCCCCCGAAAATAAAATAATCTTTTTCCTTGCATGTATCGCATAGTGTGATACAATGTAAATGTAAGACAAACCACTAACCACAATCGGAGATCAAGATGTTCCCAGAAATGAATCCAGCGCTCGCCGCTCGCGAAGCCCTCCTCCTCGCCGCTGACGAAGCAGCAGAGAACCGAGAGGACAAAGCTCCTCTTCCTCAAGCTGTGATCGTGGATGAGCAGAAGGCTGAAGCCGCAGCCGCGCTCTTCGCTCTTCTTGAGCTTCCCTTCTAAGGGGAAGAGACTCCTCTCTCCCCGATGGGGGAGGGTGGATCTTTATCAGGTATCCTCATCTGTGTAGTGTGCTAAGTCAATCCTTGACGCATCCGCTGCCGTCGCTCAGTGCTGAAGTAATGAGGAAAGCGACATTTATATTCGATGGACTGCGCTCTAATGTCCGAATAAATAAAGGTTTTTTCAAAATACTCCTTGCATATATCGCATTATGTGGTATTATATAAGTGTAAGCAAAAACAAACGGAGTTAAAATGTTCAACCTCATCGACACCAACCTGACCGCAACCCAAATCATCGACAACAACACCATATTGAGCGAAGCACTCTTCGCAATGAACCAAGAGGGCGACGACTGCCTTGAGATGGTTCAAGACTACATCATCAAGAGCCTCGGTCTGGAAGACACCCAGAGCATCCGCGACCAGATCTCTTATGAGCTTGTCGAAGTAGCTGGCGAGTCTTTTGAGTACGAGACCGCTGAAGAGCGCGACGAACACATGGACGAGATCGCTTACGAGCTTCGCTCGGAAGACGCTTGGTATGCTACCGCTCGCGAGTTCAACCGCTGGAACGCATAAAGCGCCAAGCCCTTCGGGGCTTTTTTTTTGTTTTTTTTCGATTATTTTGTCGATTTCTCTTTACACTATCTCATTATATGTTATAATAAGAACATAACCAACAACGGAGAACCATCATGAAAAACCTTATCAGCCTCAACTCAAACAAATACATGGTCGTAATCATTCACGTTAACGACGTAGTCGAGAAAATCATCAATGTTCCGCATTATGATGCTGCTCAGCAATGGGTCTCAAAGGTTCGCAAATGCTCCCCGAAGATGATCGTCGTCCTCGACGAAGACGGAAACGACGAAACCCACATCTCTCGCGAAAGCGCCGAAGATCGCGGCGGCTTCATGTTCGGCGGAGGAAAGGCTTTCATGAGATGCGACGAGTCCGGTCGTACTTGGTGGACGAGCTAAAGACCTCAAGCCCTTCGGGGCTTTTTTTTTGGCTTATTTTAATTTAGTTCTTGACTATTAACGCATTGTGCGCTATTATATAATTGTAAGCAACGGAGCAACCAATGAAAAAATTCTTCCTCATCGACACCCAAGACGAAAACACAAGATTTTTCATTCGCGCCACCGTCAAGGTCGCCAACCAGACTATTCGCGACCTCCACGCTCAAGGCATCAAAGCCAATCTCCGAAGCTGCAAGAAAGCAAGCCAGAAGAGAGAAGCTCGCGAAGCACTCGCCGCCTAATCAACGTCCGCGCCGACGAGAGCGGCGCTTAACATAACACAATCACAGGAGAGGATAGAGAACATGTCATTAGAGGAATACTGCGCTCAGCGCCTTACGAGAGCCATCTATGGGCTCGCCGAGGAGATGACTGAGTATATCATATTGCTGGAGAAGGCTGAGCCTCCGCCATGGATGAAGAACGATCAAGGCGCTTGCAGGGTAGCCGCAGAACTGCCGCTCGGCATGCCTCTCAAGGCTGCCGTCGTTAGGTCTACATCATGGGGGGAGGAGCGGTCCTTCCTTAGCGTCAGAGCCGCTCCTGACCGCTTCGTCGAGGTCGACATCCTGACGTATCACAATCGGCTAACCTGCTTCGGCTCTCATAGCGGAGATGCCATTCTTGAGGAGAACTATGGGCGCCGCCGATGGCTCAAGGTCGCGAAGTTCGCAGAAGGCGCCGTCGTCGACATATTGATCGACCGCGATAACGGGATTGAGGATCCAGAGTATAATGGAGAAGACGAAGCCGAGGAGGAAAGCTTTCCCCTCTTGGAGGACCAATGACACCCGCGCCAACAATCAAAGACAAGGTCGAGATCGAGACCGCGAGACTGGAGATCATGGTCCAGTACCTCTCGGACAAGGAGCTTCGCAGACTGATCAGAGCCAACCTCCGCAAGAGCAACCACAGAGACGCTCTCACGCGAGGACACGCGAGGCTCTCTGTGAGCATAGCCACCAAGGAACTCGGCGACAGGCGCCGAGCCTGCTGAGGCTTAGGGAAGCATCCCGAACCTTCGACCGCTGCGGCTATGGACCAGACCTTCGCCAAGGTGACGAAAGAAGTGATGAAGATCTCCATTCATGAAGTCGATCTTCCGAATGATGTTCTCAATCTGCTCTCTCTCTGTTCCGCTGGTGCGAGAGATGGTCTCAATGACTACGCCAGTATCGACGAGGTGAAGGTTTCCGTCCTGATCGGTGATCTCCATAGTGCGAGAGTCAAGGTTCTTCTCAGAGAAGAAGCGACCGAGGAAAGATTCGCTGTGAAAGAATTTAGAAAAGTTGTTCATGATGATCTCCGTTGGTTATGTATGTATATTAACGCACTGTGTATTAGTGTCAAGGAGATAATGGAAAAAGATCAAAAAAAAATCCCCCGCCGAAGCGAGGGGCTGGAATCTCTAATCGAGTCTATACTGTGCGGCGCGGCTCGCGAAGATTGCGAAGATCGCTGAGCGGATGGTTCGCGGCACGCGAGGGGGGCAGCTTGCGGGGCGGTGCGCTCGGAGGAACTTGCGGAACTCGATGTCGCCTCCTTTTCTCGCGAGGTGCGCGAGAGGAGCGAACGAGGAAACGAGGTCGTTAGCGTTGAGCCCTCGGTCAGCGGCGAAAGCGCGGACGGTGTTGACTGCGAAGTCGTTAAGCTCTACGAGGTCGGCTGCGGTTGCGGTTGCGATGATTGCTGGGGTTCTCATGGTTTTCATTTTAGGTCTCCGTTGGTCTTGAAAGGGAAAGGGTATCATCCAGAAGAGCAGGTCTTATCGGCGCCTTCCAGAATGTCCCGCGCCCTTGCCTCATTTATATAGTATCACATAATGGGTTATAGTCAAGAGAAAAGATCAAAAAGATTAAATTAAAATGTAAAGAGTCGAGATCGGCGGGTTCGGGGTGATCAATCCCTCCCCCGCTTCTCTCTTGGTCGGTGTTCCCTTTATTGATATGGTAACGATCCGAGGCAGTTACCGTCCGCTTTCCTCGGCGCTTTTGCAAGATGTAGATTTAAAATAGGCGCGTTGGTGCGCCACCCCTCAAGCTTTATAGGAGCCTGACCACTGGGCTCCTTTTAAGGTAGGACCGTAACCTCCCGCGTATATTCTCCGAGATGGGTTTCGTGGACGGTTTCCTTTTCATTACGTTTTATGCCTGCCCCAGTAGCCGTAGCTTGAAGGAATCGAACCTCCCACGCAGGTCTGCAAAATAAAGTGTGACCGACAAACTAAATCATATATTAAAATCTCCACTCGCTGCCGTATTGGGCTTAACCCTTGGCGGCACTCAAGAGGCTCTGTGCCTCGGTGTACCTTGGCAGTGAGTGAACCTTTGCAAGAGAGGCGGGACTTGAACCCCCTCAGCGAGACTCGGAGAGTGTAAGCGAGAGGGACAGGATAATGACTCCCTGTCCCCTGCTCGCTTCAAGATGATCGGGGGTCGTTTTCATTCGGCAGGCTGGGGCAGCAAACGACACTAAGCATTAGCTTATTCATTAAATAAGCGACACGCGCTATCTTACTTCCGTCTCAAAGTACGGGGCGGCACCGAATCCGATCATCTCGGAAAATGTATATTAAAATCAGGAGCATGTCTCTTCTCCTTGGTTAGCAGGTCTTAGCGGCGACTTCGTTTCCTCCCTCGCCCTTGCCTCAATTACAATATGACACATTATGCGTTACCTGTCAAATAAATAATGCAAAATAAAATACTTTTTTTTGTAAACGCTGTCCTGCTCTGCAATAAATAATGAATTAAAATGAGGAGAGAGACCCGATCCGCCGACCAGATCTCTCTCCCTGTTGAACCCGCTCGCTTCCACATCGCGCAAAGGCGGGAGGGAATCGAACCCCCAGCAAGTCGGATCTCCGTTAGCGCTGGTGACACTTGGCGGAGAACTTAGAAGAGAGCGACAGCCGCTTAGCCTTATACTCGCTCTCCTTAGTCGTCAGGTTTACCAGACCATCAGACCATTCCAGCCGAGAGACGATCTCAGCCGAAACCAATAGAACAACAGTTCGCAGTCTATAAGGAAGACCAGCCCCCAGCATTATGCAGCTTGGACGCTCCGTATCGTGGATTGAACGGCAGCATTAAGCAGCTTGCGCGCATCGGCTCTGAAGAGAGCCAGCATTCTCCAAGAGACCCCCTATCGAAGGGGCATCTCTCGGACTTGGACGAAGTCCACGCCGAAGCGGACATCCTCAAGGATGAGGACGAGGTCTCCTCGGTCGACGACTCGGTCGACGGTCTCTTCTTTCAAGACCGAGCGAGCGAAAGCGAGTGCTTCGGACTTGTCCGCGAAAGCCGCAAGGACGGAAGAGCCTTCGCAGCGCTCTCCCTGTGAAACGATAAAGATGGACATTCGGTCTCCGTTGGTTGGATTGGTTGAAGGTTAAAAGGTTAGAATGGTATTAGTAAGCCGCTCCATTCTGGCGCTCGTTGGTCTCCTGCTGGAGCATCATCAACGATTTAGACTCTTTGCTCCGCGCCGTTGTCTGTGGCGCGCCTCGATCAGTTACTCGCCGAGGGTTCTCAGTCGGTGGATACACATGGTTCTCTCCGTTGTTGGTGGGTTAATGGCTGCATCGGTTCGGGTCTGGCGGGAAAAGGATGAGCTTGGGACATGAGTCGGCATAGCCGATCTGCTGGTTCTCTTCAGAGCCTTTGATACTGTGGGTCACCCGATGCAGCGATTAAAGCGTTCATAACGTATTCTCTCAAGTCAAATTTGATATCCATTGTCTTCGCGACGGACCATAACCCGTCATCGTCACTCATCGGACGATCCCTCGGGGTTTATGACTTAAGCCTTAGTCGGCGAGAGAACACGATATCAACGCTCTAATATCGCGAAGGGTGAGAGTCATCGGCAGTCTGAGCAACTCGTTTCTCAGGATTGGGGCTTGAAGCCCGACACGCTTTCTTTGAGTCTATCGTCTGTTAGACGGTGCGGCACCGATTCATCTCAAGGGGTATTTCTCTTCCCCTCTTAGTTGGCAGCTCTTATCAGGGACTTTCCAGTTGGTCTCTCCCCTCGGCTCAATTACAATATGACATGATAACGCATAATGCGCAAGTAAATAATTCAAAATAAGTTATCTTTTTTTGCTAATCG